GGTGAGGTTCTCCTTGAGAAGAAATTCTACAAGAGCGACTTTGGTGCACTGCTCAGAGACGATAAACACGGCCCCTGGATCATGGAAGCAGTTGACTCAGCACTCACGATTGTAAGTGGTCCACCACATGATGAGAATACAGTCATTGAGGATGATGAGGAGGACTCAGATGAGTGACAAGCCAGGTCGTCTAGTTAATCCCATCTGGATAAAAGCTCTCTGTGAAGAAGATGTGCAGTTACCCAAATATCAGACGCCAGGCTCAGTTGGTTGTGATTTACAGTCTGCCGAATCTCACATTGTCAAACCTGGACAAAGAACTTTAGTTGGCACAGGTCTAAAGCTAGAAATTCCTTATGGAATTGGTGCGTATATCTGTCCTCGCTCTGGCCTCGCTGCTAAGCATGGCATCACTGTCCTTAATTCACCTGGTATAATTGATTCTGATTACAGAGGTGAATTAAAAGTAATTCTATTCAATTCTGGCAATGAAGATTTTGTCATTAAAAAGGGCGACAGAATTGCGCAACTTTTATTTTTCCCTATTTTTCAAGCCATCTTTCAAAAAACTAAGGTGGTTGCAGAAACGCAGCGAGGAGAAGGTGGATTTGGAAGTACAGGTATTACTTCAACTTGATATTTAACAGAACGAGGATTTGTGAAATCTAACGAAGTTTTAAGTTTCTTACTATTCATCTCAGGCTACATGCTCGGAAGAATTGATTCTATTGTGGGTTTTTTTAAGAAAGACAAAAAATGTGATTCTTTTGTCGATAAAATCAAACAGGAAGAAAAGCAAGAACGTTTAAAGAAGAAGCTATCGATTGATGACAGTAAATTTGTCACTAAAGTTTCTACTGAAACATTTCAGAAAAGCGGAGAAATCGGTGTAAAGTCTGAAGTAAGCGACGACATTGGAAACGAAACTGCTAAACTTGTTAAGTTGAAGAAAAAGAAAGGTTGATTATGGCCAAGGGTCTAGACGTAGGTACCTCTTTCGTTGTTTTAGCATCTGAGGGCAATAAGGGAAAAGTTGTCTATAAGGATTTTAGAGACGCTTTCTACATCATTAAGCCCACAACACCCATTGCGACGAAGATGATCGAGAAGGGCCTCGCAGGAAAAGTCTTTGTAAAAGACGCCGACGGTTCTTTCATCATTCTTGGCAAAGATGCGATTGAAAAGGCGGTTGAGAGAAACGATTCTGCAAAGCGCCCTATGCATAAGGGCGTAGTCTCTTCTAAGGAAAAAGAGGCTAGAAGAATTTTATCTTACATACTGAAAGAAGTTGCTGGTAATGCAGAAGAGCAGGGAGAAAAGTTAGTCTTTTGTATACCCGCGCAACCTGTTGATCAGGAGGATGAAGATTTTGACGTGGGTTATCACGAAGACGTTGTTAAGACAGTTCTTTCTGAATGCGGTTATGACGCTAAATCTATTAATGAAGCTGAAGCTCTTTGCTATTCCGAATTAGCAAATGATGATTATACTGGCATCGCGCTCTCTTGGGGCGCCGGCATGGTTAACGTTTGTGTCATGCTGAATGGCGAACCAATTTTGAAGTTCTCCACAACTAAGTCGGGCGATTGGATTGATCGTATGGCAGCTGTAGCTACTGGCGAGACTGATTCTGTTGTGCAAGCTGAGAAAGAAAATGGTGAATTTGCAGTTGGGCAAGACAATGAGAATCAAGTTCTTGCTGCTGTTGCGTCATACTACGACAGACTCATTGATTACACTACCAAGCAGCTCAGCAGCGCTTTAGAAGACAGTAAATCTCTGCCAAAGTTTAAGGATCCTATCCCTGTCATTCTTGCAGGAGGCACTTCAAAGCCAAAAGGATTTGTTGATCATTTCAAAAATAAACTTGAGGCAAATGGATTCCCGCTCACTGTGAAAGAAGTTAGACATGCTGCTGATCCATTGCACGCTGTTGCAAGAGGCTGCTTAATTGCTTCACAGATTCTCTAACAATTTGTCAATTGTAAAGGTGAACTCTTGCGTGCAATTATAGCATTATGAGACCCATTCTATTAATTGATGGAATGAATTTATTTGTCAGATCATGGGCAGCATTTCCCCAGATGTCGGCGCATGGCTATCAAGTGGGAGGTTGCGTAGGCTTTCTTAAGACCCTGCAGCGCTTAGTTAGAGAATTGTCACCCTCTTCAGTGTATGTCGCTTGGGAAGGAGGAGGCTCTCAGAGAAGGCGTAAATTATTCCCAGAATACAAGATGAATAAACGCCCTGAGAAATTAAATAGATTTTACGGAGACGACATTCCTGACACAGATAAAAACAAAAAAGACCAGCTAATGGCTCTGCTTAGAATGCTCAAGCAGATACCTGTTTGTCAGGTTTACGTTGATAATTGTGAAGGTGATGACATCATAGCATTCTTGTGCAAAGGACCCTTTAGATCTGTCGACAAAATTATCGTGTCTTCAGACAAAGATATGCTCCAGCTTCTAGATGAAAAGACTAAGATCTATTCAACCCACAAGAAGAAGATTGTGTCTAGTGAAGATGTCCTCAAAGAGTACAGAATACACGTCAATAATTTTGCAATTGCAAAAGCATTGTGCGGTGATTCTTCTGATAACATACCGGGTGTAAAAGGCTTGGGTTACAAAACAGTTTCTTCTAAATTTCCATTCTTAGGCAAAGAAGACACTGTTATTTTGCAGGATGTGCTAAATTACGCCGCGAGCCATGCCTCGGAAAGTGCCATTTACAAGAGAGTGCACAATGAATCGAACACTGTGCAAAGAAATTGGAACCTTGTTCACTTAGACGGAAGTATGCTCTCCGGAGATCAAACATCAAGGCTTCAAAATGCATTGGATACATTTGTGCCTCGAGCGAATAGGATTGAGCTCATCAAGACTTTACTAAAAGAAGGAATCAATGACTTTGATGTTGATAGATTCTTTTACGATTTTTCCTGCATCGAAGGACTGAAAAACGCTACAAGGACGCATCATGACTGATAGTGAACAAATGCTGAAGACTGGAGTTGTCTCTTTCGGACAGTTTGGCAAGACTTTTCAAGAAAAGCTTGTGCAAGCTCTTCTCACAGACACAAAGTGGGCTGAACAGATGATGGAAGTAATCGACAATGGTTACTTCGAAGTCAATTATCTCAAGTTTCTTTCAGATCGTTATTTTTCTTACGCGAAGAAGTACAAAGTTTTCCCAACTTTGCAACTCTTGATCACAATTATAAGAGATGACCTCAAGACAGGAACAGACACCATTCTTCGAGATCAGATCATTGATTATTTGCAGCGGATGAAAGCAAATCCAGACCCAGGAGATTTGCAGTTTGTGAAAGATAAGTCTCTTGACTTCTGTCGAAAGCAAGCCCTCAAGAAAGCTCTTGAAGACGCAGTTGATCAAATTGCCGCAGAACGTTACGAATCCATCGTAGAATCCATCAAGAAAGCAGTTCTAGTTGGAACCGCGCCACAGCTTGGGCATGACTTTTTTGCTGATTATGAAGCTAGGTTCACACGCCTTCAAAGAAACTGCGTCTCAACGGGTATTGATGAACTTGATCGTAAGGAGATCATGAATGGCGGTCTCGGCGCGGGCGAAATTGGTGTTATTGTTGCCGCGACTGGCGTAGGTAAGTCCCACTTCCTCACGATGCTCGGTGCGAATGCTTTAAAGGAGGGCAAGAACGTTCTCCACTATACCTTCGAACTTTCTGAAACAGCAGTAGGCGTTCGATACGATTCAAACCTCTGCGACATGGAGTCCAATCAAGTCATCGATCGCAAGGATGAGGTCATGGCGAAATACAAGGACATGAAGCTAGGACGACTCATCATCAAAGAGTTTCCGACTAACACTGCATCGATCTACACAGTTCGTTCTCACATTGAAAGACTTGACGTTAAAGGCTTTCGACCTGATCTTATTGTGATTGACTACGCTGACATCATGAGATCCACGAGACAGTTTGATTCCTTAAGACATGAGCTTAAGCTCGTCTATGAAGAACTTAGAGGTTTTGCGTCAGAAAAGGGCATCCCAATCTGGACAGCATCACAGTCTAACAAAGAAGGTTCTTCTGCCGACGTTGTCGATCTCAGCAACATGTCAGAAGCATACGGCAAGGCGATGGTCGCCGACGTTGTCCTCTCTATCTCTCGTAAATCGCACGAAAAGGCGACAGGGTGGGGTCGACTCTTTGTTGCAAAGAATCGAGCAGGACGCGACGGTCTAGTTTATCCAATCAAGATTGATACTGCAAGAAGCAGGTTTGAAGTTGTCGGTCAAGCAGGGTCGCTTGAAGATTCTAAGATTGATGACGATGTTGCGCAGAAAAAGGCGCTCAAGGCAAAATGGGAAGAACTAAAAAAAGAACTCCCAGTGAAGAAAACTAACTTTGAGACTAATAGTTCTCTAGCTAATGTTGTATAGTTAGAAACCACGCAAGAGAGAAAATATGACGTACACACGTGATGAAGCAATTAAGGCGTCTTTAAAGTATTTTGGCGGAGATGAGTTGGCAGCAAGCGTATTTGTTGATAAATACGCGCTGAGAGATGCAACTGGTAAACTTCATGAGTTGACACCCACAGACATGCACATGAGGTTGGCTCGTGAGTTCGCTCGAATCGAGGCCAAGTATCCGAATCCGCTGTCTGAGAAGGAGATCTTCTGCCTCCTCGCCGATGTAGAACACATCGATATCTCACAGAGGGCTGTGATGTCCCTTGAAGAGCTGGCCAAGGAATCTCGTGGCTTTGGCGCAGTCGTTCCGCAGGGTTCACCAATGTCTGCTATGGGCAATCCGCACAAACTCCAGTCACTCTCAAACTGTTTCGTGATTGATCCTCCACAGGACTCCTACGGCGGAATCCTCTTCACCGATCAAGAACAGGCACAGATTATGAAGAGGAGAGGTGGTGTAGGCTTCGACATCTCTACAATTCGTCCTAAAGGATTGA